AAGATAGACACAAGTGATTTACCTCAAGATATTAAGGATGAGATTGAGAAGTTAAGAGCTGCTGGTAAGAGCGAGGAAGAGATTGAAGACGAAATATTACACCCACAAGCTAAGAAAGACGGTATTACGTTAAAAAAAAAAGGTTTTAAGTTAGTGGGTGAGGAAGAAGAAAAATTATATGAAGAATCTTGGGCAGACCCAATGGAATTAAAAGAGGGTGTTGAAGTTTCTGATAACTTAAAGCATCACTTAGATAATAAAATCGCATTAGGTGAAAACGTATTTAGATACGGTTCAGATAAGCATGTTGAATTATATACTGAAGTAAAAGACTTACATGAAAAGGGATTAATAACTATTAATGAAAACGATGAGATTTTACTTGAGGATTTTACTGACCAGTCAATCATTATTGAGGGTGAAACAATTCTTTTAAACCTTATTATTGAGGACAGTGGTGAATATATTCTTGAGGGTGATAAATATAAGGGTAAGAAAACCAATTCACCAACTAGGGGTGCTGGCGGTGGAAAGGCATATAAGGTATTTGTGCCTGGATGTGCTAAGGAAACTAAATCAAACCCAAGAGGTATTAAAAAAGTAACATTTGGTTCTGGTGGACTTAAGGCTAAATTAACTAACAAAGATGCTAAGAAGTCATATAACGCTAGACACGGGTGTTCTAAGGGTAAACATAACGATAAATGTAAAGCTGGATATTGGTCATGCAGATTACCTAGATATGCTAATAAACTAGGTTTATCTGGTGGTGGTACTTGGTGGTAAAATATAATTAATATGGATAGGTTACAAAATTATATGTTTTTTGAGAATCTAGAGCAAATCTCTAGAGATATTAATAAATTAATGTCGTTAGACAAAGAAAAGATTGACGCTATTATAAGTAATGGGCATGATTGGGTTGGTGAGCATATAACAACCGCAAAGGATGATATCGAAGAAATCACTAACTTTTTATTAAGTAATGCTCAAGAAGATAAACCATATGGTGAAGAGATTGGTGAGAATGGTATTATTAGAAGGACTTTCTCTGAGAATGTTAATGAATCTGAACTAGAGTGGCATAGAGATAAAGAAGATAGAATTGTTTTACCCATTAATGAAAATGATTGGTCAATTCAATTTGACAATGAATTACCTAAGAAGTTAAACGTAAACGAAGAGTTCTTTATACCAAAAGAAACTTTCCATAGAGTTATTAAGGGTTCTACTGATTTAGTAGTTGAGGTCATTAAAACAACTTTTGAAGAAGATGAGTATGAATTATTTGAAGCATACGAAACTTACGAAGTTATAGAAGAGGGTAAAAAGAAGAAGAAAAAGAAGAAGAAAAAGAAGAAGAAGAAAACTAAAAAAGATGCTTGCTATTATAAGGTTAAGGGTAGGTATAAGGTTTGGCCTTCGGCATACGCTTCTGGAGCATTAACTACATGTAGAAACGTTGGTGCTGCTAACTGGGGTAATAGTACTGATGAATCTGAATTAGATGAAGCTAAAAAGAGAAAACTAACAGCCAAGCCAAGTTCTGAAACAAATCTAGGTGATTGGTTTAAGAGAAAAGGCGCTAAAGGTAAAACAGGTGGATGGGTTGATTGTAATACTTGTAGAAAAGATTCTAAGACTGGTAGAAATAAATGTAAACCTTGTGGTAGAAAAGAAGGTGAGAAGAGAGCTAAGTACCCAGCATGTAGACCAACACCAGGAGCTTGTAAAGCAAAAGGTAAGGGTAAAAAGTGGGGTAAAAAGTCAAAGAAGAACGAAAACTTGCAAGAATCACATAAAAATACTATATTTGTAGAAAACATAGATATGAAAGACCTTATAGTACATAACTTACACGAAACGACTCAGCCAGAGGTGAAGCCAGATGTTAAACCTACAGTTGTTCCTCAAAAAAATCCTTCACCATTAAGAAGAAGATTGTGGGAAAGTAAACCAGCTAGTAAACCAAAGCCTAAAATGGGTAACAACAATGATATTGAATAATGGAAGAATTATACTTAATATACGTTAATAAAATTGGTGAGGACTGGACTGGAAAACATCTTTATGAATTCTTGTTTTCAGATACAACTGAAAATGTAGATGGTGATGATTGGGATGCTTATCCAGCATCTGGTAGACCATCACCACCAAGTGAGGGTTTTGTTAAAAGAGTTGGTAAACTAGTTAGTAATGAATTAAAATTAAAATTAGTTCAAAATAATAGTGAGTTTGCTGTTTGGGATGCTGTTGATGGTGTTGTAGCTTTAGCTTGGGAAGACATGGATGATTATGATGAATATCCAGAAAATAGAATTGCAATTCACTTTGGCGAATCAATTAAGAGTGTTGAAGATAAATTATATGAACATGATTTAGTTTTAGATTATAACAATATTAGTGAAACTATTAAAAATGAGAATTAAAAAGAAACATATTAAAGAAAAGGTTGAAACTATAAAAAAAGACCTTGAATCTAAAGATATAGAAAAAGAAAAAGAATCACCTATAGATGCTAAAGCAGATAAGGTTGATACAGAATTAAGTGATAAATTAGACCAGGTTAAAAAACAACTTAGACCTAGTATAGAGGGTCTTGAAGATGAACTTGAATTAATGACTGGTAGCAAAGATACTGCTGAAAAGCTTACCCAAGATATGGTTGATGCCGCACTTAAATCAGAAGGTAAAAATAAGGAAAAAGAAAGTCCTATCCATAAAGAAAAGTGGGAACGTTGTGTTAAAGATGTAAAGAAAAAATCTCCAGATGTAAATCCTTATGCTGTTTGTACAGCTTCAATAGGGTACGAAGGTTCAATTAAAAAACCACATAGAAGAAAAGATGAAAATGAAGAAAGAATAGCTTCAGATGCAATAAAGCATGGTCAAACTCAAGGCGAGGTCGGTGATGAATTTTATGATTTACTAAAAAGTTTACCAAATGACGATAAGCCAACACCAAAAGACAACAAAGATGAACCGCTAAATGATTTACCATTCGAGTCTGTTAAACCTAAGATGACTAAAAATGAGTTAATAGAAAGTGTTGTTGGTAAAAAAACGAGAAAAGTAATAAAAACAATTAGTATTAAAAATTTAAGAAATGAGTAAATATAGAGAATTAGCAAAAAAAGCTTTAGAAGAAAATAGAGGTAAGTCTAAAGAAGTTGTAAATGAAAACTATCTTTATAAAGAAGGTATTACTGAAAGAATGCACCCACAATTAGAATCTAGGTTTAGGGAGGGTAAACATTCTTTATCTGACTGTGGTATTATGCCAGAAGGTGATATTATCAGTAGTGAATTAAAATTTCTTCGTGAGAGATTTGAAGAGGTTGTAAAGAGATGTAGAGAAGCTTTTGATATGGATGAAGTTGATAATTCTGTTATCATGAAAGAACAAATGCCTTTGGTTATGGCTGCTATGGCTATGGAAGAAGATAATAAAGAAGCGCTTGAAAAGTTAGCTGTTGAGATGATTATGGAAGAATTTGATATTCCAGAAGGTGCTGTTGAATTTGAGGCTAAATTAAACCCTAATATAACAAGAGAGGGTACTATTGATGTACCTACAGAAAGTAAGTTAGATGAGGAGTTTAATAATAATGATGAAAAAGTTATGGCAAACAAACATGTTAAGAAGAGAAGAGTTCTTAACGCATTAACTCAAGGTGCTGCTAAGAGTGTTAATCATATGTTCCATATGGTACACGACCCATTAGTTAATATAAACCCTAGATTACCAGGAAACTATAAAAAAATGATGTCAGCTGCTGATTATATGTATTTTATAATTCCAGATATGGACTTAGGTGTTAATGGTGGTAAATGTGATTGTGACTATATAGAAACTGAAGATGGTGGGACTAAACCTGTTATTAAAGCAGAAGCATTGGTATTTCCTGTATTAGTTCATGAGCTTTATAAGGGGGTTATGGGTGTGTTATCTACGGTAGGGTTACCAACTGAAGAGAATATAGCTGAGTATGTTATCGGTAAGGCTGATTTTATTAAGGCAGAACCAGATGATATGAGATTAGGTACTCCAATGTGGAGAAGGTTTTGTGACTGTATCCCAGGTGATGATTTTAATTTAAAACATTATGTTTATTCCAACTTGGCGGCATTACCGCCAGATGAGTTTAACTCAACTATGAAGGAAGTTTTAGGTAAAACAAAAGAAGGTAAGACCTTAATTTCAGATATGGTTTCTGAAATTAAACAACAAATTATTGAAGATGAGTATAATGAAAGTCTAAATCAGAACGATGATTTATTTGATATCAATGAGTTATTAGACTAGTCTATAATTCATACTATTATTAAAAGAGCCGCTATTATGCGGCTTTTTTCTTTTTTTAACCTTTCTAGTATATTTATAAATAAAGAATATGCTTACAGGACAGGAAATATTGAAAGAGTATTTGAAATGTATTCAAAACCCATCATATGCGATTGAAACTTATTTAGAAACTAAGGATTTAACGCAAGGTGGTTTTGTTCCATTCAAACTGTTCCCTAGACAAAAAGAAATTGTGGAGGCTTATGACAAGTATCCATACAATTTGGTAACTAAGCCTAGACAGGCTGGGATTTCTACAACTACACAAGCGTATATGGCTATTAAGGCTGGTTTTTGTCATCCAGACAACCCAGAGACTATACTTATCATAGCAAATAAACTAAAATTAGCTCAAAAATTCGTTAGAGGTATCAAGGACTATTTAATTCAATTACCCAGATGGATTTGGGGACCAGATTACTATGGCTCTGAAGAGAACGAAAAGAGAGATATATTTGTAACAGATTCAAAAATAGAAATCGAACTACCAAATGGAACACAAATTATTGCAGTGGCAACTTCAGAAGATGCACTTAGAGGTTACACACCAACTTACCTTGTTTTCGATGAGGCCGCATTTATCGACAATGGTGATGCAGTTTACGCTGCCGCTATGTCATCATGTGCTACTGGTGGTAGGGTAATGTTAATATCCACACCAAATGGTATGGACCCACTTTATTACAAGACTTATGAACAATCTAAAATTGGTAAGAATACTTATAACGTTATTGAAATGCGTTGGTACGAAGACCCTAGATATAATAAAGACTTAAGATGGATTAAAAAGAATGAAGCTGGGGACATAATAGAAGAGATAACCGAAGTAGAGTTTATTGTTGATAACTACGATAAAAAGATTAAAGACGGTTATAAACCAACATCTACATGGTATGAAAACATGTGTATGACATTAAATAATAATTCTAGAAAAATAGCACAGGAATTAGATGTATCATTTCTAGGTTCTGGTGGTAATGTTATTGCTGACGAAGATATAGTATTCCATGAAGAAAATAATGTTAAAGAACCTATTTGGGTTGATGGTAGAGAAAAGGAATTCTGGATTTGGGAGAAACCTGTTGAGGGGCATCAGTATATAATGGGTGTTGACGTTGCTAGGGGTGACGGTGAAGATAGCTCAACTATAGTAATCGTTGATTTCACCACAATGGAACAAGTTATGGAGTATCAAGGTAAGATACAACCAGATTTATTGGCTGAACTTGTTTATGAATATGGTAATCTATATAAATCTTATACAGTAGTAGATATTACTGGGGGTATGGGTGTTTCAACTGTTCTTAAACTTTTAGAATTAGATTATAAATATTTACACTATGACGAACCTAGAGGTAGAGTTTTAAATAGTAAGAAAGGTCAATTAGATTTACATAGTAAAGATAATAAAGTACCTGGATTCAATGTAAACGGTGTTCGTACACCTATGATTGCACATTTAGAATTCATGATTAGAAGTAACGGTATTAAGATTAGGTCTAGAAGAACTACTTCTGAGATGAGAACATTTATATACAAAAATGGTAAAGCTGACCATATGGATGGTTATCACGATGATTTATTAATGTCATTTGCGATGCCTCTTTGGGTGCTTGAGCATTCATTTAAGAAATTGGAAAAATTAGAGAAGCAGAGTAAGGCTATTTTAAGTAGTTGGAAGGCTGGTGCTTCTACTGGGGGTAATAATAACGATAATTATAACACAGGATTCGTGTCTAAAGAAAATAGAGGTAAAAAAGCAAACCCTAAACCTAAATTTGACCGAAATGTGTCTAAAAACATGCAAGACCCAAGAGGAGACTATTTATGGGTATTAAGTGGATTAAAATAAATTAAATTATGGGATTAGGACCTAAAGTATTTGTAAGGAAAAATGGTTTTCAGAAAGGTGGACAATTATATAAGTGGTCGCCTGGTTCTGATAATAAAAAGAACCCTAAAACTGCTGTTAAAAGTAATTATTTTTGTGTTACGGTACCTGGAACACAAGGTAATGATTATAAAACAACATATACTTATGTTGTTGTAGTTGTTAATGGTCAAGCTGAAAGACATGCTTACGTTGAGTGTGATTATGTAAAATAACCATTTAATTTTAATTATTTTTACTTATAATTAACAAAAAAGAACAATATGGCTGATAAAAATAAAATGACAATATTCCAAAGGTTAAATAATATCTTTACTACTGATGGAATAAACATACCTAAAAATCAAACTAATAGATATTCTATTGGTAATGATGTTTTATTAAAAACACAGAATAAACAAGACTATGAAGCTGCAAAAAAACAAGCACAACAAAACAAATACCTTGGTGGGATGTGGAAAAAGGTTGATGGAGAACTTTTCCAACAATCAATACATTATGAAACTACTCGTATTGGGTCCTATAGTGATTTTGAAAGTATGGAATTTTATCCAGAAATTTCTGCGGCTTTGGATATTATGATGGAAGAATCTACCACGGTTAATGAGAAAGGTAGAATGCTTAATGTTTATTCATCATCTGATAGAGTCAAAACCATTTTAGAAGATTTATTTTTTAACCGATTAGATATACACACGTCTCTACCTATGTGGACTAGAAACACATGTAAATATGGTGATAACTTTGTATTTTTAAATATTGATGATAAAGCTGGTGTTGTTGGTGCTAGACAATTACCTAATTTCGAGATTGAAAGAAGAGAGGGTGATATATTCAATACTTTAGGTGATAAGGGTGAAGATAAAACACCTAGACCTAAGTTTTATTGGAGAGGTAGAGATATGCAATTTAATTCTTGGCAGATAGCGCATTTTAGACTTCTTGGTGATGATAGAAAGTTACCATACGGTACGTCTGTTTTAGAAAAGGCTAGAAGAATTTGGAAACAATTAATACTATCTGAAGATGCTATGTTAATATATAGGGTTACTAGAGCGCCAGAAAGAAGGGTATATAAGATATTTGTTGGTAATATCGATGATGATGATGTGCCTTCTTATGTTGATGAAATAGCCAATAGATTTAAAAGAATGCCTATAATAGACCCAGGTACTGGGCAAATAGACCTTCAATACAATCAAATGGCTAATGACCAAGATTTCTTTATACCAGTTAGGAGTGAAGATGCTCCAAATCCTATTGATACTCTTCCAGGTGCAGCAAACTTAGACCAGATTGCTGATATTGAGTATCTTCAGAAAAAACTATTCACCGCTTTAAGAGTGCCTAAATCATTTTTAGGTTATGAAGATGCTGTGGGTGATGGTAAAAATTTAGCTTTACAGGATGTTAGGTTTACTAGAACAGTAAATAGAATCCAACAAGCAATAATTATGGAGTTAAATAAGATAGCTATTTTACATTTATTCTTGTTAGGTTTAGAAGATGAATTAGATAACTTCACACTTACAATGAATAATCCATCAACACAAGCTGAGATGCTTAAAGTTGAGCAACTACAATCTAAGATTACATTATACAAAGACGCTGTTTCTGATGCTGGTAATGGATTTGCACCTATGAGTATGACTAGAGCTAGTAGAGAGATACTTGGCTGGTCTGATAATGAAATTAAGAACGATTTATTAGAACAAAGAATGGAGAAAGCTGCATCTACTGAAATGGAGAATACTGCTAATGTTATTAAACATACTGGTACATTTGATGAGGTTGATAAAATATATGGTGATATTGATGCTGCTATGAACGCTTCTGGTTCAGCTGAAGGTGATGAAGGTGATGAAGGAAGTTCTGATTCTGGAGGTGGCTTCGGAGGTGGAGGTGGCTTCGGAGGCGGAGGTGGCTTCGGTGACGATTCTGGTGATGACGCATTTGGTGACTTAGGTGATGATGATGCTGGTGATGAAGATACTGGTGGTGATGATGCTGGCGCTGAAGATACTGGCGGTGAAGATACTGGTGGTGATGATGCGTTTGGTGAGTCTATGGATAAAGCTGAAAACTTGATTTTAGAAAGCAAAAAGAAATATAAATCTAAGGTTAAAAAACACCAAGATAATTACTTTGGTAAGTTACTTGAGTCTATTAATCCTAATGAAGAAAAAATTATTAATAAGAGAGTTAATATTTCTAATAAGAATTTTAAAGTTAATGAAACTATAAATGGTATGATTAACGATATAGACAAAATGCTAGATGAATAAAACTTTTAATATAAAAATGCATATTTATTAATAAAAGACTAATTATGAAAAATTTTGGTAAAATTAAAAATACTTTTAATACAATATTAGCGGAAGCAATAACTGATAAAGACGAAACTAAAAAAAGTTTATTTAAAAGTTATATTAAAATATTAAAAGAAAATAAAATACTAAAAACTCAATTTGACATTTATACTAAGATTGAGAAGATGGTGGAAGAAAATCAATTCAAAGCTGAAAAAAAGATAAACAGAATTATTGAGTCTATTAGAGAATTTGAACATAAGGCAATTATTGAAGCTAATAAAAAGTTAGCTGAGTTAATTAGTGATAAAGAAATAGAAGATTATAAGAGTGAAGAGCTTCACGAGAACATTTCAAATCTTATATTTTCTGTAGATGTTGACACTTATGTTGATTCATTATATGAAACTATTGAATACGCCAAAAAGAATACAATTAAAGAAGAGGTTAAAGGTAACGGTGTGCCCAATGAATTACTAGCTAAGTTAGCAGTTGATAAATTTAATGATGCTTATACTGAGTTAGATGAGAGCACTAAGAAAGCTGTTAAGGTTATTGTTGAGGGTAATGACGAAACAAAAGAGAGTTTATTTAATAATACAATTAAAGAATGTATTTCACTAATAAATGATAAACTTAAGGATTCTGATATTAATATAAAAGAAAGTCTTTTAGCTGCAAAAGAAAATTTATTAGATAGAATTTATAATAATAATACTTTTGAAAACGATATAGCTAAGATATTAAATTTAAAAAATGATTTAAATAAATAAACCATTTATACATGAGTTTTTCTAAGTCTAAAAATATTGCAAAGATTAAATCTTTGGTAGAAGAGTTGTCTATAAGAGACCAAGAAGTTTTTGAGATGAAACAAGTTCTAGAACAAATTCTTGAAACATCCACTGATGGGTACTGGGATTGGCATATCGAAAAAGGGTATGAGTATCTTAGTCCTAGATTCAAAAAACAATTAGGTTACGAAGATAATGAAATGGATAATTGTTCTACTTCTTGGAAAGGTTTAATCAATGATAATGATTTAGATAAAATATTAATAGAACTTAAAAAACATTTTGATAGTAAGGGTGCTTACCCATTTAAAGTTATATGTAGGTACACGCATAGAGATGGTCATGAAGTAACAGTATTACGTAGGGGTACTGTAATCGAATGGGATAACGATAAACCAATAAGAATGGTCGGTACGCATATCGACATAACAAATTTATAGTATCATGAACAAGAAAAATGAAAACGGTGTAGTGCAAAATGGTTGGAACGAGTATTCTAAATTAGTTTTAGCTGAGCTGGAAAGACTTAATGAGAATGACGAAAAAATTCAAGAAACATTAAACGAGATTAATTTAAAGTTGGGTAAAATAGACACGCTAGAAAAAGAAGTTAGTAGCATAGCAAAATGGAAACGTTACATGGATGATGTTGCTAGCCCCAATACTTTAAAAGAGATGAAAAAAGATGTTACAAGTTTAAACACTTTTAAAACTGTAGCAACTACAGTCTGGGCTGTTGTACAAATAGGTTTCGGTGTATTTATAGCTTTCTTTAAAGAGGGTTAATTAGTTTACTGGGGTATTGACTTTCTAAAATTTTTTACTTATTGTTAGTAAAAATTAGAATATGATAACTAAAACAGGTAAGCAATTAATAACTCACGATTATATGAATTATAACGTAATTTATGGTACAGTAGATAATAAAAACCCAAAAAGTTTATACTTAACTATTTCTGCTTGGGGTCAGCCAAAACAACAACCAATAACTAATTACACTAAAGCTCTAAGAAACATTACGAAAAGATTAAAAATGGTTCTACATAATAATTTAGATTCAAAATTATTTCAAGTTAATAGAACTATAGTTGATTTTGATATGAGAGTATCTGGTATAGAATACGGTAAAAGAAGTTATATGAATTGTGAAATAACTTTATTCCAAAAAAATAGTTTTAAACTACAAGAAAAAATCATCAAAGATAATTTAGATGTTATATTAAATACTATCATCACAGATGTTTTAGATAATAACATTTATTTTGAATTTCAAAAAACTAAATCATAAATAAAGGTTTACCTTAATAAATCAAGGTTTTTTATTATCACTGACATATTTATAATATAAACAAAAGATATGTCTGATATTAAAATAGTGAAACCAGGTGAATGTGGGTTCGGTTATCTAATCGAACAAGATGCTGGTTATATATCTCCCAACGATAAAAGAAACAAAGATTTCATTAATGAAATTAATAAGTTAGAAAAGGGTGAGCAAGTAATAGCTGACCCACTTGTTTTATACGTAGTATTACAAAAGTGGGGTGTTAAAAATAGAAATGGTAGAATATACCCAAAAGATATTCTTGAAAGAGAGGTTGAGAACTATCAACAATTAATTAAGGAAAGAAGAGCTATAGGTGAGCTAGACCACCCAGAATCATCAATCATTGCTGGTGATAGAATTTCACATAATATATTAGAGACTTGGTGGGAAGGTAAAACTCTCATGGGTAGAATGGAAATCCTTATGTCACCAGGTTATGTTAAGTATGGTATCGTATCTACTAAGGGTGATGAAGTTGCCAACTTAATTAGAAATAATATTATGATTGGTGTGTCTTCTAGAGGTGTTGGTTCCCTTAAACAAATTAACGGTGATAATATAGTTCAAGATGATTTCGAAATCATATGTTGGGATGTTGTAACATCACCAAGTACACCAGGTTCTTGGATGTTCAAAGATAAGGCTGAAGCTAAACCATTTACTGAATCTACTAAAAAGGAAAATAATTTATTAGTAGACGATATTAACAAATTTTTATTAGATTAAAAAAATATTAATAAAAATGGCTTTTTGTGTAAGTATAACATATTTATAAACAAAGTGGAAATACTTTCTACTTATTAAATTAATAAAAAATATTAAATTAAAAAAAAATGGCTGATAAGAAAAAATCAATTTTAGATGAAGCTCTTTTGGATGCGAAAAGAATCCAAGAGGCTCTAAATGCCAACTCAAAAGAAATACTTGCTTCAGTAACGAAGGAAGAAATTGACAGTATAGTGAAAGAATCTTTAGAAGAAGATTACCTAGAAGAGGATGTTGATGACACAGAAGAAGAATTAGAAGTTACAGCTGATGATGCTGGAATGGAAGATGAAGCTGAAGGTGAAATCGAAGTTGGAACATCAGACGATGAAACAGGTGATGACATTGAGAGCGATGAGCTTGAAGGTGATTACGAAAGTGGAATGGATGCAGAAGCATCAGATGACGAAATCGAGATGGACATGACAACAGCATCTGACGATGATGTTATTGCGGTTTATAAAAAATTAACTGGTGATGACGAAATCGAAGTTGTAATTGATACTGATGCTAGTGAGATTCAGATTTCTGTTGAGGAGCCTGGTGAGTATGTTATTAAAACAGACGAAGCTGGTGAGGAACCAATGGAAGAAGAGTACATGGAGGAAAAAGAAATGGAAGAAGGTGAGCACATGGAAGAAAAAGAAATGTGTGAAGATGACGCTATGGAAGAAGAGTACATGGAAGAAGAACACATGGAAGAAGGTATTGATGAAATTATGTATGAAATTGCATTAGACGAAGAAACTATGGAAGAAGAAACTATGGAAGAAGGTGAGCACATGGAAGAAAAAGAAATGTGTGAAGATGACGCTATGGAAGAAGAGTACATGGAAGAGGAAATGACTGAAGAAGGTGAGAAGCTTGAAGAGTTAATTTCTAAGAATCATGCTGATGAAGGTAAAGCTGGTGGTGACTTGACTACAACAAAAGGAACAGGTGCTAGACAAGCTGCTAAGTATTATGGTCATGAAACTAATGAGTCTAAGGTAATCGAAAAATATAATACTCTTTTAACAGAGGCTAAAGAACTTAAGGGCAAAAACGAAGAATACAAACAAGCACTTAAGCAATTTAGAACTATGTTAGCGGAGACAGTGGTTTTTAATTCTAATTTAACTTATACTACTAAGTTGATGATGGAACATTCGACAACTAAAGATGAAAAAGAAAACATTCTCAAAAGATTTGATAATGAAGTTTCAACACTGAAGGAGTCTAAAAAACTTTACAAGACAATTGAGAGCGAATTGAAAAATAGAAAGCCAATTAACGAATCAATTGAAAATAAAATAATTAAAGAAGTATCTACATCTAAGTCTGCTCAATTAAATGAGTCTACGGCTTATGTTGATAAAGAAACTTCTAGAATTATGGACTTAATGAAAAGAGTCAATAAACGATAATAAATAAAATAAATAAAATTAATTAAAAATTATGTCACATTTATTAAATTCTGGAGTGGTTGGAAACATTGGTTTGGACCACATGAAAGAAGTTAGAAAGCAAACCCAATCAAAATGGGATTCTTTAGGCTTCTTAGACGGGCTTAACGGCCACATTAAAGAGAATATTGCTCAGTTATATGAAAACCAAGCGTCTTCATTATTAACTGAAGCTACTGATGCGAATTCTTCTGGTTCATTTGAAACTGTAGTATTCCCTATCGTAAGAAGAGTATTCTCTAAATTATTAGCTAACGATGTTGTATCTGTACAAGCTATGAACATGCCTATCGGTAAATTATTCTACTTCGTTCCACAAACTTCTAATAGAGTTGATGGTGCTGGAGATGCTGGAGATTTTTACGTTGATGGTGCAACTTACTCTGCTCACACAGGTATGAATCAATTACCAGAGTGTGTAGGTATTGGTAACTGCGTTGTTACACCGATGAAGGCTAAAAACCTTTATGACTTGTATTACAACGATGGGTTATTTGATAACTCTAAAGGAACTGTAACACTTAAAGCTGTTAATGGTGTATTACAAACGTTAAATTCTGCTGGTGTATTTGCTGATGCTGCTAATATTGCTGCATTGCCTTTAGCTACAGATGGTACTGTTAGAAGTGCAATATTAAGAGTTTCTGGTTTCTCTTCTGAAAACAAAGGTAGACTTACAGGACCAGATGGTAACCAAATGGATACTGAATCTTTCTTAGCTTCATTAAAAGTAACTAACGGTAGCGGTGCAGCTATCAATGACGTTGATGCTAAAGAAATCTTTGCTGATGGTGCTGAGATTCCATTTAGATTAGTAACACAAAAATATGGTAAAGGTATTGTTGATTATGATGATATTTGCGATGTTAACGGTGTTATATATTTAGACCTAGATTTAACTCATCCAGCAGTTACTACTGCAACTTTTGATGGGTATGCTGGTGCTGATATAGCTACTGCTTTTTCAGCTGATACAGGTGCTGACTTTGATGTAACTTGGACTGAATACTCTTCTTTAGAGTTAGAGACTGAACTTGGAGAAGTTTCTTTCAAATTAGACGAAGTTGTTGTTTCTGTTGAAGAAAGAAAATTAAGAGCTACATGGTCACCAGAATTAGCGCAAGATGTTAGTGCATTCCACAACATTGACGCTGAGGCTGAATTAACTGCAATGCTTTCTGAGCAAGTTGCTGCTGAAATCGATAGAGAAATCTTAAGAGATTTAAGAAAAGCTGCTGCTTGGCAACTAAGATGGGATTATAACGGATGGAGAAAATCTTCTTCTGCTGCAAACCCTTATACACAAAAAGACTGGAATCAAACTTTAATTACTAAAGTTAACCAAATTTCAGCTCAAATCCATAAGTCTACTTTAAGAGGTGGTGCTAACTTTATCGTTGTATCTTCTGAAATCTCAGCTATCTTTGATGATTTAGAATACTTCCACGTAAGTGATGCTAACCCAGAGCAAGACCAATATAACATGGGTATTGAAAGAGTAGGTTCTTTATCTGGAAGATACCAGGTATATAGAGACCCATATTCTCCATCATACTCTATGATTATTGGACATAAAGGTAAATCATTGTTAGACACTGGTTACATCTACGCACCATACGTGCCAATGCAACTTACACCTACAATGTACAATCCTTTCAACTTCGCTCCAGTGAAGGGGATTATGACAAGATACGCTAAAAAAGTGGTGAACAACAGATTCTACGGTCACGTAAGAGTTGATGGTATCCCTACATTTAACGTAGCTGAATTAAGATAATTAATAATCTTATATAAACTTAAAAGGCTTCTCATTAGAGAAGCCTTTTTTGGTTTATGGACATATTTATATATAAAAGAAATAGTTTATGAAAAAGAAAGGATTTTTAACAGAAGCAAAAAGAAAAGCCATTATAGCTGATAAAGAAAAAGCTATAATTGAGTCATTTGCAAAAACATTTAATAGAATTAAACGTATTGATGAGAATGAAATTAGTACAGAGATTAATGAATTAGATTTTGAAGATTCGGCAATTGCACAAAAGTTTGATGATTACGATGAAGAATATGAGGCAGCTAAAAAAGACTGGGAAGCTAAGAGATTACCAAAACTAAAAGCTAAAGCAATTGCAATGGCAAAAGAAATTAATGAATTAATGGAAAAAGCTATTGACGGGCTTGGTTATTCTGTTGATATTAAAATGTTTGACAACCAAGTAGAAATGCAACCAATCCAATATAATGATAATGAAATGGTAATTAGTTATCATTCACCATTGGGTGGTAAAAACTCTGAAAAATTTGATTTAAATAATTATAGCGAATATGGTAATAAGGCTGGTTATTATGAAGGTAATAATTTAATTTACCAACTTAATAATATTAAAAAGCAATATAATAAGGCAATAAAAAATATCCAAGGAGGTACAAACTTCTACAAATATTATGTAGTTGATATGGATACTAAACAAATTCTTACAACATTCAATGATAAAGATTGGGCTAGAGAAGAATTAGGTGAATATAAAGATGACTACCCTAATGCTAAGGTAGTTGCAATTAAAGGGCTACAACAACTAGGTCTTGAACCAGTAAACGTTGGTGGAAATTAAAAAAATAATTAATCTTATATAATTAAAAAGGCTTCTCATTAGAGAGGCCTTTTTTGGTTTATAGCATCTTTTATTATATCAAAATTATCACCAGAAACAAAGTCAATTAATTTATAGGTATAATTACACCATTTATTGCCACCCCTACAAATACTTTCAGTCACTATTTCTTTATCAAAACAAACATAATATTCTCTAATATCATGAGTAGTATTAATTACTGTTACATATTTTAAATCTTCTTTAACCATTCGGTAAATATAAATAAAAAAAATGGGATATGCAAGGCAATCCCACTTAAATTATAATTAATAATTATTTTAATTGATTTTATTTAGTATAGATTTTACAGAATCAGTAATATTCTTCTTAGGTTCCCAACCCATAACGTTTTTAGCTTTATCTATATTAGCATAAATTTGTTCTATATCACCATCTCTCCTAGGATAAATTTTGTATGGTACATCAGCACCCTCTTTTTGGAACGCTTTAATAATATCTAAAACACTATAACCATTACCAGTTCCCACATTAATTACATCATGTTTTTGATTATTAACAATAGTTAAAGCTTTTACGTGTGCATCAGCCAAATCATTTACATCTATATAATCTCTTATAGCTGAACCGTCTGGTGTGTTGTAATCATCGCCCCACACCCTTAAATGTTCATATTCACCTTCAATAACACCAATTACATAAGGTATTAAGTTTTCTGGAACCCCGTTAGGGTTCTCGTATATAAGACCAGATTTATGATTACCTATTGGATTAAAGTATCTAAGCGCTACTGAATTTATGTTGTTAGCATCTTCAAGTATTTTTTCACACATTAATTTAGTCACACCATAAGGTGTTTTAGGTGTTTGTGTTGGTGCTAATTCACTAATAGATTTATATGCTTTTGGCTCACCGTATACAGTACACGAAGATGAGAATATTATATTTTTAACACCTAACTCTTTCATTGAGGTTAATAATGATATTGTACCATTAACATTATTATCATAATATTCTAGTGGTTTATTTAAAGAATCTGATACTGATTTTAAAGCAGCAAAATGTATAACGTCTGTTATATGATAATCTCTAATTATTGACATTAAGGATATTTTATCCCTAATATCGCCTTTAAAGAAAGTAGGTTTTACTCCTGTTATTTTTTCTATATTAGATAAAACATTAAGTTTAGAGTTACATAAATTATCGATTATAACGGTTTCATAACCATTCTCTATTAATTTAACTACGGTGTGGCTACCAATATAGCCTAGACCACCAGTTACTAAAACTTTTTTCATAATTATTGGTGATTACTTTTTATTGGAGAAATATTCTAAACCTCTTCTAACTCTTTTTTTAATATCGCTATCTTTAATGTAATTTTCAACTATAGCATTATCTTTTTGCCAATTAATTAGCGCTTCTAAGTCATAAGACTTTATAACAGAATCGTAACCACACTTATGACATAAATAAGGTCTTGAATCGTCAGATGTTATTTCCCAATACCAATCACACTTTGGACATTCTGTTTTATTTATACCCATTTTCTAAAGTATTTAGTTCTTTGGTCTTTTAAGACATATTCTATTACATCGTTTTTACCGCAGTGAGGACAACTTAAAGATTCAATTTTAGAAGCTTCGTTTATTTTCCATTCACCATCACATGATGAGCATTTATAAATGTATGTGTGTCTAATAAAAACTTTATGGCTCATGATATATTAATTTAAATTTTGTTCGTAATCTTTGTTACAAAATATATTTTGAATAAATCTAGCGTACATATTAAAAGTATCTTCATCATTACTAAGTCCTTTAGAGATTTCATTCTTTAATTCTACTAAGTGTTCATCTAAATTTACTAAATCTTTTTGTAACTCCTTATCTTCTATTGTATTTATAAATTCTTTAACACCAGATATTTGATTAGTTTCTTTATCTTTATGTTTTAATTTATAATCTACAACAAATAAATTATTATTTTGGAAAATTTCTGTTTTGTTTATAAGCTCAAATAATTCTTCTTCATTATTTATACTATAATCGTCACATATGTTTTTTTTAGAAACTTCAAATTCTAAAAGTAACGATTTTACCTTATTTCTAATTATATTTTTCATTATTGGCTAATTCTTAAATCACTTTGACTTACTATTTCAAACTTAAGTGCATCTTTATGTGTGTTAACTTCTAAATTAGATTCAAGTTTAACATCTAAATAGTATGTTCCAGGAACAAGACTAGCGGTATCTAATAAGAAATAATTATAGTTATTTGCAATTTCTACTTGTTGGTAATCAGTTACCGTGTATTCGTTCCTACCTTCTTTAACGTATAAGCGGTATTTAAGGCTGTCTACCGTCTGTTTTTGTTCTACGGTATAAGGAATTCTAGTAGATACGATAACCTTCCTTATATCGCCTCTATTTATCGTCTCATCCATTTTAATACCACTAATATTTAACCCTACTCTTTTAGGTAAAGAATCAGCATCACCAACATTATAATATCCCATACTATCTTTAAGTGCAAAATCTAATTCAATATTAGGTCTTGAAACACCATTGATTGAAATACCACTCCATGTATCTGTAAATTGAGTACAATCCACATAACTTGAAGATGTTGGAACCTTTATATCAATTGAGTAAACACCCTTAGTTACATGAGTAACATCACTTGGTGTATAAGATGAGAAGGTAACGTCATTGTTATCTTTAATAGTTACAGCTGGTTTTGTGTCTAGATTTGTTGGTGTTCCATTTAAATTAACATATAAATACAACTTATTATTCTTGTCTAGATAAAAATCAGTTCTATCATCTTTTATATGATTACTATATATAGTTTCAACAAATGGTTCATAAAATGTTTGTGTATGTCTAGTAAAGAACCCAACATACTGATGTTTAGTTGTTTCAGTTTGTTCTAATGCTCTTGTGAAAGCAATACCTAAACCATAATTTGTATCACCAGTTAAATAAGCGTTAACTATATTTGTTATATCAATTTCAAGATTTTCATTACCTTGTTCAAAATGTTGTGTAGCTAATGTTGTTGGTGAGCCAGTATATACTCCAGAACCACCAGACCATTGAGTAATTGTTTTAGCATCAAACCAGTTTGATGGGTCAAAGCTTTCAGAAGTTTCCCCAGCATATGAGCATGTGCTATAATCATATCCACACCCTTCATCCCATTCTTGGGTAATTGGGAATACTACTAAATCAAACGAACATGTTCTTTGTTTTCCACCACAAGTTGTTTTACCTAATAAATCAGTATCAAACGCACCTGTATTGGTCATCTTTAAAGTATGTTTTAATTTAGTTAAATCAGTATAGGTCCCCCCAGTATATAAATTTTTTAATCTAGTTTCATCGAATTGAAATATAAATCTAGAATAAGATTTTGATGCAGAGTCACCACCATAGAAAAGTTCAGCTATTGGGTTTCTACCAACATTAACTTTATTATTATACACTATTGTATTGTTTCTATCGAAGTAAGTACGTATTACCATTTTTCTTTTATTAATAAATATCTCGAAAAATTAATTAATACGTATATTTTTAGATAACATTGCTTTTTCTAATATTGGTGCGTCATTTTTAAATTTTGCTAATGGAAAAGAACTACCATTTCTATCTGTAGCTGGTGCGGCACCCCCTTCATTGTGTATGTGGTTAAAAAGAGCTTCTTTAAGTAACTGCAAGTATTCGACTAATTTATCACCAAAAACTAATGGGTGTGCTCTATTTAATATTGCATCCATTGTTTCGTCACTGATATATTTTGGAGAGCCTTTTTTGACACCTTCTCTATTTGTTAGATTAATATCATCATTACCACCAAAACTTTTATCTCCATCATGAGAAAGTAAATTAATTTTGTTAGCGACTATGTTGGTAACAGTAACATTTTTTGTACCCAAGTCTTTAGAATTATTATCAGAAATACCAAGAGCGTTTAATTCTTTTTCATTAAATTCTTGATTAAATTTTAATTGTATGTATCCTGGATTTATTTCATTAAACTTTCTTCGGTTATTTAAAATAAATTTACCAGCCCTAATAAGTATTTCTCCAGATTTTTGTATTATATCAGTATTATCTCTACCTTCTATGGTTAAATTTTTAGGGTCTTCATAAACACCAAATGCGTTTGGGTCATTTTTTAGTTCACCTTTTCTATTACCAGGACTTATTTTACCATCACTAAAATGAGAATCTGCACCAGAATCATAAAAATCCCCACCTAATTTATCTTCAGTAGATATAAAGGGTCCTATATAAAACCTATCACCTTGTGCTTCATCTTCTCCAAACATAAATACAAAGACTAACTCTCCATTTATTGGCTTGGCGTTTAAGTATTTAGGTATTAATGGAAAACAGTTGGCTAATTCACCATTAAATGTTTTATTGTCTTCTCCAACTAATCTAACTCTTATTGCATGTGAATCAGCGTTATACCTTAAATCTTTAGCTCTAGTAGCTTCAGTGGTATTGTTGACCTGGACTTCTTCACTATCCACCACAATACCAATTTGTATACTTTTAAAAGGTCTAGGTTTATTAGCGGCTCCAGAACCACCTCTAAATCTATTAAATATATTCATGACTTATTATTTTTTAATCTATCAGTTATTGTTTTATTAGCTAATTTAAACTTTTCTTCTAACTCAATTAATTTGTCATAATCTCTTAACATTTTAGTTTTAAGACTTTCATGGTCAATTTGCATTTGTTTTATATCTAATAGTATTTCGTTGTTTGTTTTATCTTTGTAAATATCCATAACTTAAAATTTTAAACTAGCCCACCAGAACCAGTTACTGGTAATACACTAGTTGCGACCCCAGCTACTGGTACTGGTCCAGCAAATCCAGAAACTGAGGACTTTATAGCTCCAGGGTCTATTGATACTTGGCTAATAGCTTCTGTTTGTAACATTTTAACCATTTCTTCCGACATAATTCTAACTTTTAACGCTTCTGTGTTTGGTCCGTCAGCAAATATATCACCCATGGGCACACCAGCGTCACTTTCATATCTAGATATAATTCTAGCCGATAAGTTCCTAGCGCTCATACCAGGTCTTAAATTTTTACCTAACAGTAAAAGAGGTGGGGGTATTTTTCTTGCTGGTTTACCAATCAACTTAAATGCAGCAAGTAGAATTTTTAATATATTGGTTATTGAGGTTAAGTCAGCATCCTCAAAACTTTTCTCTTTTGGTTTACATTCTGCCATAGTATAGTATTTATAATTTTTTTATTTGACCTAACATTTCGAAAACTTCTGGACCAACAGGTAAATAGCTAAAAACTATTGACACATATTGTTTGGCCTTCTCAATTTCATCGTCAGTAAACTTCTGTCTTAATTTAATACTTAAGTATTTAAGTGCTAATTGTAATAACAGATTTAAGAATATGTTCAAAACAATTTTAGCAACATTTTTAACTAGTTTTTTATTCTTCTTAATAAAATCTATAGCACCATCATAAGTCGAACCTTGACCATAAATAATTTGATGGTTTATAGCAAATAATGAAATAAACTTAGGTGATATTATTAAATTTAATAATATTCTACAGAACTTTCTAACTAATTCCACGAAAAAGTTACCTTTAACACTTGGTTTATTAGTTTCACTCGCAAAACTTGCTTGAGTATCTGCTATTTTATCCAAATTTTCAGCTACCTTTTTTGCTTCTTGAGCTTTACTCATTGTGGTACTGTCACCACTTAATGAGTTACTTATTTCTACAGCTAAGTTACTATTTATTTGGACTGCTAGATTGCCACATGTAGCTAATTCTATAATACCTTTACTTCTATTATCAGCTTCTCTAGATATTTCTGCTAAGGTTGGGTTATCGAAAGTAAAAAACGAATCATCAATTACATCATTTTCAGAGTTAAGTATACAATCTAACACTCTTCTTATCTCTGCCTCTATTTTTAATTGGCTTTTACTTTTGGTTGTTGGAGGTTCGTTAGTAGTAGTAGTAGTAGTTGTGGTAGTTTTTGTTGCACTTATCGACCCAAATAATTCTTCTATAATTAAATTAAACATTGTTTGAGAATTATTACTACCTGGACTACCAAATAGAGTTAATGAATCAATAAAGTCATTATTAAAATCTGTCAACTTTTTATCCTCAAGACCTGTACCCGCCTTTCCGTAGTCAGTTGTGAATGTAATTGTATTATTTTGCGTGGTACCAACAGGGTTAAAATTAGCAGTAACTATTTCATTAGAACCCATTGAATTCCCCCATGCGTCTGTAAGACTGGGTGATTGTATTTTATAATTTAAATAAGTGTTAAAATCTTGACTATTTGTATTTGGTGGTACATCAGTAAATAATAGTGAACCTTCAGTAGTTTCTGGGTTAACTTTCATGGTATCATAAAAATCTATTTTAGGTACTCTTAGCTCTACACCACTACCTCCCGTTTGAAACCATGGTGGTACTGATGGGTCTACACTACAGGCTACCATTTCTTTCAATTCTCTTTTAAGCCCATCCTTAATTGCATCTTCGAACTGGTCTAATCTGTATGTTATACAATCTACCATATGTTCTTTTAAAGCTTTAGCTCCAGCTAACGCAGTAGTTAAATCAATAAGGAAGTTAGTGCTGTTAGTATCATTGTTTATTGATGAGACTGAATTAGATTTGTCTATCTTGGGAAAGTCATCATTTAAAACATTTAGTGCACTTATATTACCAAAAATTTCTTCCTTTTGATTTATTATTGTTGCCATAAATTAATCTTCTTTATTTTCTTCGTCATTAGATGAATCTTCTATCATCTTTCTAATTTGTCTAAAATCATTTATATCGACCTTACCATCGGTTCTCTCATCTAAAGCCCCTTGAGCATCACCCTTGTGTTTTATGATATCATTTTGTAGTTTAGCTATCTCTAATTTTATCCTCATCGCTGAGTCTTTAATCTTAAGAGCATTTGTTTTTTCTTTAGCTATTTTTGATAAATCATCAACATCTTCTGGTTCAGCTGAATTAGCCATTTCATTGATGGTATTTTGAGCATCATTTATATTTGAACATGCGTCATTGTATGTTTCTTGTAAAAGACCCTCTAAACTGTCGATATTGTTATATTTTATCTGTTGTTTTTTCTTACGTGGCATAGTGTATAGTTTTTATATAAATATAATGATAAATAATTTTTTGTTATTCAATACCGTTTTCTAAACCATCAATCTTAATAAAAGCGTATAATTCTTTATACCTTTTCATAGCTAATCGAATATCTTTGGTATTTAGTCCAGTATAATTTCTCATACTTTCCAATACCGAATTTTTGTTAAATTTAGTTCCACCAGCCATAGAATCTAAAGTATTTTCCCAATCTTTAAGAATATCCATAAGTGCTAAACCAACCTTCTCTTCGTTATCACTAATTTTCTTTTTACCAACAACACTATCACCTTCTAATTCATTTTTGATACTAGTGACTAGTTTGTTTATAAATTTATTAACAGTGAATTCGTTGTCGTCTAACTCATATTGAAAGTCTTTTCTCTCTTCTAAATATGGTGACAAATCTTCGTATGAAGATAATTGTTTAGTTTTTTTGTCATCGTTAATTAGTAAACCTAATATATAATTTTTACATATAGTTCCGTAATAAGAATAAGCTTTCTTACCTTTAGAATTTTCAAATTTATGAGCTTTTGTCATTAGGAACGAAAGAGTGTCAGTGTGCAAGTGCTCAAATGTTTCACTCTTTCTATACAATTTGTATTTCCTAATTATCGATTCAATCATCTTATTGAGTGGCTCACGTAGCCACTCATTATAGATTGCATTCCTTTCTAATTCATCCTCTGAATCCAAATATTTTAAAACGGCTTCTTCTTGGTCGGGACCGAAATATAAATCGTTTTTTCTTTTTCGTCCTCTTTTGTTAGCCATTTTAAATTAGTTTACTTCTTCTTGGACATATGTTATATCTCTTTCGTTATCAAAATAATATTCTTTCTTAGCTTGACTTAACCACCAATTAGCTTCTACTGGATTCATAGTATCTTTGTATGAATTAAATAGTGAACCTTCTCTTTGGTTTAGGTGTTTATACCCAAATCTAGGTATAATCATAGCTTTAGCATCTTTAAATGTCATTCTAAGTAAGAATTCATAAATAAATGTTAATTTAATATTTGATTTGAACCCTCCAAAATCTTCGAAAACTTCTTTTTTCATTGTAAGACCATCAATATTAAAATTCTGGAAAGATAATAGTGCATTATTATCTAGAACACCTAATTCATCTGAAAAGCTACTAGCCCATACAGCTTCGTTGGTAAGTCCCATAAATCCATTATCTGAAGCATTAACATCTATGATGATTGGCATGAACATGTCAACATCATCATAAGCTTCTCTGTACTTAACTACATTGGCAAACCATTTATCAGAATATTCATCATCAAATTCTAGGATTGAAAACCATTCTGTTTTAGTTTCAGAAACACCAAAGTTCATCTGAGATGCGAAATCAGTTTTCCCATCATTAGAAACGATTCTAACGATTTTACTGACATCACCGAAGTCATAATCTTTGAGTGTTTTTTCTACCTTAGAACCTTTTGGGGTTACAATAAGTAATTCATCTACTTGTGTAGTTTGGTTAGCAACACTTTTAATAGCGTTGTTAAATAGTGTGTTATTTGACTCACCCTCTAATTCGTGAATCGGTAAAATAACCGTAATGTTTGTTTTCTTTTTAGCCATAATATTTATATTATTTAGTAGTTTGAGTCTCCATTTCACTCAACTGTTTTAAAGCGTTATTATATTCTTCTTTTCTTTCAGACACTAATTTAGCCCAAACTGATTTAATACCTTCTACTTCTTTTTCAGTAGTATAAGTACCTTTAGTTTCAGCCATAGCATCTGTTAAATCTGTAGGAACATTGTCTTCTAACCAAACTTTCATGTATGTAGCAATAAGTTCTGGTATGTTTATCAATGTATTGGTCCATACACCATTATTTTTAATTCTAGCATTTCCATTTTCATCTGCTTCTTCCATCCATTCTGGTATCATATTTGGCATTTTACCAATAACTGGTGTGTTAGAATGCATTGCTTCTAATGGGAAGGTACCAAACCCAGCAGCATCGTCAACCCAAACCGCTAAACATGATTTTCCTAACTCTTCAGCAAATTGTTCTCTAGGTAACCCTCTTAATTCTTTAAATGTAATCCATTTATATAATGGGTTTTGTAAATAGAATTGTTTAGCTATTTTAGCAGCTAACCCTTGTTCTCTAGTAACAATAGTCACAACAGGTATTTTAGGTTTATCAGAATCTTTAAAGTATTCTGGAATACCTATTGGTGTTACATGTGTTTTAACACTAGGAAATAAAGATTTAACATAATCAGCTTGTTTTTTAGAAGTAGTAATTACATCATTAAAACCATAGTCTGTCCATCTTCTACCTAATGGTAATAATTCCAATAAATAAGAGTAGTTCTGTGATAAAACAACTTTCTTACATGGGAACTGTTTTGTTTGGTCCATCACATTAGAAAATATTTCTGGAATTACAATAAAGTCTTGAGGCGCAACATTTAATTGTTGAGACTCAATAGATACATGAGGTAATTCAGCGTATTCTTTACCTAACCAATCAGCTAATCCCATACCTTCTTGGTCACCATAAAGTTTATAATCGTTTTTTTCATGTAAGATTTGAGCATTATACCCTAAATCATTTAAAGTTTTTACGTGTTCGTAAATGTGGGCAACACCAGCTGTAGGATTACCCTTAGTGTCTAGTGTGAAAAAGTACAAACCAAAGTCTTTATTATCTAGTTTTGACATTAGTTCTGATACTTGTTCTTTTTGTTTTTCTGTTTGTTCAGACATTTGTATTAATTTTAAATTATTATTATTATTATTATTATTTATTCAATTTCTTTTATTATACCATATTCTATAAGGGTATTAAAAGCCAATTTAAACGGTAAGTTAGTTTTAGATAGCGCTCTATCTATCCCTAAGTCATCATCTAATTCTTCATTATATGTTAATATAACCTCAAAAAACATTCTGATGGCATCATATTTTGGGCCATCAATCTCTTTTCCTTTAAAGTATTCTTTAACAATTTCTTCAGAACCAATTAGTTTATCGTGTTCGTCATATATTTTTTTATATTCTTTTTCTTCAACTAATTTAGAATCCAACGTATGGTCTTGGGTAAGTAACTTATCCATAGCCGCTAAATCAAACATATAATATATACCACCAATTTCTAACATATAATTAAATTTCTTCGTATGTTGTTATTTTAGTATTTAAAATCTTATCCCTTAAATTTTCATCTTTAATAAAATCTAATATACTATCTAATTCAAAATCAGCTTTTGAATCTTTATTGTAACTTGCGTTTATTTTTACTGAAATCTTACCCTCTGGTTTTGATTCAAGAGCAACAGGGTTAGCTGTGATTAGTAAATCAATATTGTCCCAAGTATCTTCGAAATTCGGGACAAAATTTATCTTGTCAGCTTTACAACCCAATTTAGATAGAAAGAAATAAGTTGAGGGTATACTTTTAGCAACTTCTTTTGAAGTTATTATAACTTCGTGTTCTTCTTCATCCTTAATATCCATAAGGAACATATTGAACTGATTCATAATATTTTCATGTAGTTGGTCTGCATGACCAAAAATTTCTAAAGAAGCTTCTAGAAATAAAAACTTATTTAACTCATCAACAGAGTTAAATTTAAAATGATTTAATAAATCAAAATCATTTACTGGGTTTTTTAAAATATCAATAGGACCAATGTACTTCTCATAAGTGTAAGCAAATTGCCCTATAAAATCTCTTAAAACCTCGTTTAGACTAATACCAATTTTCATATTAACCAAAATAAGCTTTATTATGGTTAAAGTAAACCTTAAAGTTTAAAATTTCTTTTAAAAAATATTTTTAGCTTTCTAAAATATTTATTATTAATTTTCTTAGGTTTAACCTTGTTTGGTTTTTGTTTTATCTGTGTTTGATTCTTTTTATTAGGGACATTGTTACTAACAGTATCGTAGTTTTTTAGTATTTTACATATGATTGGGTTTCTAACGATATCTTCTTTATCAAATTCAAAGAACCCTATTTCTTCAACATTTTTATGTCTGTTCATAGCATCATATAAACCACTTTGTTTTACATCTCTATATCTATCAGATTGGTCTAGGTCACCAGATAAAATAAATTTAGCGTTTTCACCTATCCTCGTTAATAATGTTTTAACTTGTTCTGGTGCCATGTTTTGAACTTCTTCCATAACTAATATAGCGTTATCGATAGTTTTACCTCTAATAAAAGCTAATGGTTGTATTTGAATCACATCTAATTCTTCTAACTTAGTTCGATTGGATTTACCAATTATTTTATCTACAATATCAATTGATGCTGCAACATGTGGTTCCATCTTTTCTTTCATGTCACCAGGTAAAAACCCTAATTTCTCACCAGACTCAATAGCTGGTTTAGAAATTATTAATTTATTATACTTATTGGTTTTGTTTTGTAATAATTCAATAGCTCTAGCTATTGCAACAAAACTTTTACCAACACCAGCTGGACCAGCGGATATAACAATTTCTTTTTCCGTAATAAGATTTGCAAAATGTTTTTGTTTTACATTCTTACATTTTAATCTATGCTTGGTTTTAAGTATTTCGTTTATTGGGTTCTCGATGGTTTGTTCACCATACTCATTGGTATTCTTACTTGTACTTCTTCTTGCGCTTTTTGACATATATTAGTTTTTACGTTCTTTTTTTTCGTATTTTTTATCTAGCTCATCTAATCTATACTTCTCTAATAAATATATACCATTTACAATAACGTTAGCTTTAAATTTAATCACATAGTGACCATTAAACTCAATTATTTTATCGAAGTTAGTTATTTGGTATTGGTATTGATGGAAATCTTTAACACCTGTTGATTTATAGGTTGTGAACCCAACACCAGATAACTCCAACATACTTGCGTTTCTGGGTCTATCAATAACTCTTTTTAGTTCTGATAAAAATAATCTACTTTTCCTATTAAATTCATCTGGGTATTTACTAACATAAAACTCTAAAAGTTTTTCATTATCATTAATACTACGAATATTTAATTTTTTAGTATAGTTTTCTATATTGAACTTAGTCGCTAAATCCCTAACAACTTTAATTGGTTTTTCTGCTTTAATAGTTGAGTGATATTCTTCTGAACTTATTTCACCTAGTGTAGCTGAGGTGTCACCACTAATCTCTTTAACACTATCTTGTCTTTCATCTAAATCATATATTTTAATATTATCATTAATAACATCAGAGTTAGATAAAGTAATATCTTTATTATCAATAACCATTTCTAGTGGGTAATCATCAAAATCATCTACATTAACTTTTCTTAATACTGATTTAATAGTTTTTGAATCATATTTTTTAACATCAAGCTCATGATAACCATCACCATCAACACTAATGCTAGATACCATCATCTTGTCAGAAGCTTCTAGAATTTTAAACATTCTCCATCTTAGTTCTTTAACCTCTTGAGTTATTTCGCCTCTTTCTAGTGAATCCGCTAAAGTTCCTTGGTTATGTCTTTGTTCATTACTTATGTTACCTTCTAGTTCTTTAGCGTTTTGACCTAGAACATTTTTTTCAACACTAGCTGTTGCTAATGCAAGCGCTGCAAAGTTTTTTCTTACCCAATTAACAGTCTTTTTTATCATAAAATTTTATTTTTTCACCAACAACTCTATGTCTAATTTTAGAGTCTAACCCTTTTAATTTATCTTCTGCTAAAGATATATTTTCAGCTTCGATATCTGGTCCAGGTGTACCATCTTCTCTAACGGTTGTAAATGTTTTCATTTTTTGTTCTTATAAATATTTTATTTTAACGTTTATTCACTACTTCCCTAGTGTTTGGTTCGGAACCAAATTCTCTACGATAAACAGTTTTTCCGTTATCTGGACTTTCATAGATGTAAACTTTATTTTTCACTTGCTCATCTATCCATTCATAAGTTTTTTTCATACCTTCTATAAGTGGTTGGGAAACTACCCACCCTATTTTTTCATTATAAAGTTTATTGTCAGAATTTCTACCTCTAACACCTAATGGACATTTAAAACCATATTTTTCAATAAAATCTTCTCCGTCTATATTTCTAATTTTAACATCTTTACTTGATATGTCAATAGCCATTTGTGCGAGTTCATTAATAGTTACCATTTCTTCAGAACCTATATTGACAGGACCTATAAAATCTGATTCCATAAGACGAAGCACTGCTTCTACACATTCATCTACATATAAAAATGAACGGGTCTGTTTTCCATCACCCCAGACTTCTACCGTCTTGTTTGATTCTGATACTTTCCTACACATAGCTGCTGGAGCTTTTTCCTTACCACCTGTCCACGTACCCATAGGACCAAATATATTGTGAAATCTTGCGATTCGAACATTTAAACCATAGTTACGACTAAAGGATAAAAATAATCTTTCAGAAAATAGTTTTTCCCATCC